TCATTACTGTGACCTACTGTCATTTGAACCTGTATGTCTTCTAGATTGATTTTAGTTGCAACTTGTGTTTCATTATCATCTGGACATATAAGATTTAGTTCTACAGTTTCACCCACAGATTTGCCTCTAATTTTAAGAAACATATATTCTACATCATAGATGGGTAACTGCATAATGTTAAGTTTCTCAAAGGTGCAAGACTGTACTAGTTTCTGCATCGCAAGTATCATCTCTTGGTCATCATTACTCTCTTGAGCCATCATGATGATTTTCTGTTCCTTGACTAGAAAAGGTCTGTACTCTATTGTTTCTTGTGTTGATGGAAGTTTAAGTTGATACGTTGGAGTATCAATTCGTGGTAACGCCATAATTTTTCATCCTCTATAATATTAAAATAGTCTTGAAACTACTGCTGGTATTCTTGAAGTCAATTGTCTTTCAATTGTATTTACTGCAAGTCGATTAAGTCTGCCTTGTAAAGATATTGGAAGATTACCTTCATCTGTTAAGTTCTTCCAGTATCTATATGAAAAAGATACAGTCATTTTTGATTGTGCATTTATGTTTGAGTAGTCATATGCTTGTGCAGATATGTTTTTAGGAAAACATTCTATCAACTCCACACCATATCTTCTTTCATCGTTTTCATCTAACTGGTATATTTGTATTGCTCCAGTATAGTCATCATAGTAACCCATAGACCAAGTTACAGGATTAAATGACAATCTCTGCCATGTTTCTATAAACTTTCTTTCTCTCAAATCTGAGGATAACTGAATGGTTGCATCAATGTCTGCAAAAGAAAACCCTTGTGCAATCTCTCTTGTGGGCCCGTAGATGTTTGTGTCTGGTGCAGTATCAATATTTCTACCAGGCATAGATATATTTTCTACTTTGAGTGAAACCTCTCTTGCAGTTCCATCTCCTGTATTTTGTTGCATTATTGATGCGAAAGGATTTGCAGAAACCCCTGTTGTCGCTCTACCTCCTGCTGGGGGTAAAAGTATCACTTCATAACGTGAGGGTTTTGATATACCATTACTGTCTCTGATTAAACCTATTAGTTCATTCAGAACACCAAATGCAAAACCTTGTACTGCGTTTCCTAATGACATTATAACATTCTCCTACTGTCACTCCAGACTGCACTTGCAGTTGCCTTTTTAAATCTTTGTACTGGTAGTAATGTTGCAATCACAAATTCGTCTGCATCTATTCTACGGAAACGTGATCTAACATACCCAGATAAGTATTTATGTATAGTAGGTTTAACTGATGCGATACCTTTCACATCATTGTAACTTACTCGTAGAAACGTAGTCTTATCAAACTTTGTATTATTACTGAAATCAGTCAATCTGTCAAGTAGTCTAATCCTCAATGGTATGGGTAGATAATGTAGATTGATACCCAAAAAACCATCTGAGTATGACTCTATCGGCAGTACCAGAGGGAACGTATCGTAGTATGGTAACTTTTTTGCAAACTTAGGTGCATAGACAAACATATTTAACACACCACCAAATGGTGACTTTGACTGTTTACCATCACGGATAAGATCTAAGGTTTTGGGTGTACCAAACTCTTTGATTTTATCTTTGTACCACTCAGTAGATTTTGGTCTATCCTTTGCGGCTTGTTGTACTTGTTGTATAAAGTTTTTGACTGCCATGTATTATTTATACTTGGGGAACAAATGATCTTCTGTGAAAATTTTGAACTCCATTCCATGATCTTCGCAAAATTCTTCTGCTGATTTCCATTTAGCCTGATTGATTGCGTAGGTAAATACCTCATTCAACCACCTTTTAGTTCTACGTTTTGGATTCCTTACAGGTTCTTTGCATTGTGCTTTAGGTTTAACCTCAATCACAAACTTTTTATTTGTTCCATCTTTCTGTTTAACTTTCATGTAGAAGTCTGGGAAGTATCTGTGTATTCTACCATCTTTGGGTGAACGATATGGTATGATTATTTCTTCACTACCCCACTCAATCACAGAGGTGTTCTTATCACAATAGACCATAAGTTTTCGTTCCCAGAGTGAGCGATAGATCACTTGAGTTGGGTCACCCCTGTATTTCTTGGGGTTCATTGGTTTATACTTACCTTTGTACGACTTCATGTATAAATACTTATAAAGACAGGAGATATCATGGTAGAGTTTAATCTTGCAAGTCAGTTCATTCCCATTGCACAACAAGGTATAAAGAAGTTCGTTTCCAATGCACTAGGGCCTGTAGGACAAGTACTTGATATAGACAACTCTGGTAGAATAGACCCCAGAGGATTAAGTAAACACTCAACGCAGAACTTAGAGTTTCCATTAGATGTATCAAGTGGTGACCCAGGCTTGGGTAATCATGGTCACTATATCATGTTTTATATTAATACCCAAGAAAGAGCGAAACTCAGAACAAGTGAAGCGACAGACAAAGGTAGTGTTGTAGATGATGTGTCACAAGGTTACAACATACCAAAATATATTAAAGAGTGGGATACTGTAACAGGTAGTTACGTTGCAAAGAACAATGAGTCTGCAAAAGTAAAACAACTCAATGCAGATATGGCTGAAACTGCAAGAAATGACCCTTTCGCAGAAGAGAGATTTAAGAAAGCCGCAGATAACGCTTCGAGTAGATATCAAAGTAAAGGTTCTACAGTTAGGATTAAGAGAGCTGCAACTAAGAGATTAAAAACTGCAATTGCAATGTATATGCCTGCATCTGTACAGGTGACATATGGTGCAAACTACACAGACACAGAAATAGGTTATCTTACAGAAGCGGCCTTGAACGCATTTAACTCTGCAAAGAGTGGTGATGTAAAAGGTGCAATAAATGATATAACAGGTGTAGCGCCTGAGATTGCAAATGGATTAGAAAGATTTATGTTAGGAACTATCGGTGCAATTCCAGGCTTCGCTGGTACAAAAGAAGCATTTGAAGCAAAAGAGGGTGCGATAATATCAGATAGATTAGAACTTGCGTTCAAAGGTATTAACAAAAGAGTGTTTCAGTATACATTTAAAATGATACCAAAGAACGAGAGAGAAGCGGAGATGATAAGAAAGATAGTGTTTGCTTTCAAAGCGAATATGTTACCAGAGTTTGTTGGTGGTAATCGTGCTGGTAGACGATTAGTAGTTCCTAATACTTTTGATATTCAGTATATGTACGCTGGTAAAACAAATGAATTTCTACATCACATATCTACTTGTGTGTTAGAGAATATGAATGTTTCATATGGTGGAGATAGATACAAAACTTTTGATGCAACTGCTGATGGTGCTCCTCCTGTAGAAACATCTATAACACTAAACTTCAAAGAGATGGAACTCATTACCAGAGAAAGAGTGTTTGAGGGTTTCTAAATGTATTTTGATTCTTTTCCCACAATACTATACGATTCCAAAGGACAAGGTAATCCAAAGATTGTAACTAATCTTATGAAACGTGTTGCACTTAGGTCTAAAGCAAAAGACAATGCAATGTTGTATGATACCTATGATATCAAAAATGGTGAAACACCAGAGTCCATTGCAGACAAACTATATGAAGACCCAGAGTTACATTGGGTCATATTAATAACAAATGATATAACAGATCGTTATCACCAGTGGCCCATGTTAGAACAACAGTTTAACACTTATGTAAATGAGAAGTATGATAACCCAGATGGTGTTCATCACTATGAAATCACACAAAGTTCTGGTAGTGATAGAACCAAGATAGAAGTATACAACAATACTGCATTGTATACTGGTGATGCAGATTTCTACTCTAGTGCCTCGACAGTTACAAACAGGGAGTATGAAGAGAGGGAACAGGATAATAAACGTAAGATAAAATTACTTGACCCAAGATTTGTTGATACCTTTGTTGAAGAGTTTAAATCACTAATGAAAGAAAGTGTCCTCTAGTGTCAGAAAGTATAAATTTTGCTGGTGAGTTTGGTGTTGAAGATTTAAGATTAGTAACACCAAGTGGTGAGGTCGCAGACCTATTGTCTGACGTACTCGTAAATGAAATAAACATATTTGAAGATATATTTAAGAATACCATCACAGGTAGTATAATCTTAATTGATATCAGAGATGTAATTACAATGTTACCAATACAGGGTGAGGAAGAACTTTTCATAAAACTAAAGACACCAACACTTAATGACCCCAAAGATATAATAGATTTCACTGAAACACCATTCATTGTCAACAGAGTAAGTTTAAGACAAGAGGTCAGTTCTGGAGGTCAGATATATGAATTGTCTTTCACTTCACCAGAGGCTGTCAAGAATACCAGAAAAAGAATATCAAAGTCATATGTCAACAGTAAAGCGAACATAGGTGACATAGTTGATGATTTGATGACAGGGGATAGTCTTGGTATCAAGACATCAAAACAGGTTTTCATAGAACCAACAATTGGAACAAGAAAGTACATAGTTCCTAATTCCAATCCTTTCACTTTCATATCCAAGTTAACAAAAGAAGCGATATCTGAGAATGGTTCTCCACACTATCTGTTCTTTGAAAACAAACATGGATTTCATTTCAAGACTTTACAGTTTCTATATAAAGAGGCACAAGAACAAGGTGTGAGGGGAGAGTTTCATTCTGGCGATAAAGGATTTGATGAGGAATCAACTCCAGACCCAGAGTCAGGTAAGATAATGCAGAACTTAAAAAGAATATTGCAGTATTCCATCAAGACCACAAAAGATATGTTAGTAAACACAACCGCTGGACTTTTTGGTGGTAATGTGATAGAGTATAATCTGTATAGTAAAAAGTATACTAAAAAGACTTTTAATTATTTTAGTGACGAGGACTTTAGTGCAAATGAAAGAATATCAGATAACAGACAATATACCACTAACGCAGTAGAGTCTATAGAAACACTTGATGATGAACAAACAACTGAATCTAACGTGCATCTCATACCAATATCTAGAGAGGGTGAAACAGATAAAAATTATGAGAGTGGAACACCAAATCAGAGAAATAAAACACTTTTAGATAGAAAATCTAGGTTCGTAGAATACACAGATGGTATAAGTATTAATGTGACCATTCATGGTCAGACAACTTTGACTGTTGGTGATGTAGTAAAACTATCACTACCAGCAGTTGGAAGTACAGACGAAAACGAAGATAAACTTTACTCTGGGGCATACTTGATAACAAAACTTAGACATACATTTGATTTACCAATCAGAACTCATGTCATACATATGCAGTTGACCAAAGATGGACTAGGAGAGAGTTTGGGAGGAGTACAACAGAGTACACCAATCCCACCACCCACTAAACAATCAAAATTCATAAGTCCCACTAGTGGGCCGAGATAGAAAGGAGTATTCTATATTTTTGTTATGACAATATTAACAGGAGCAACAAACACATGACAAACAAATCTAAAATGAAACTAAAGAAATTTAATTTTTTAGGTCAACATAGAACTACTAAACCAACGATTGCACCAACGACACAGATTACTAAATATAGAATAAAAAGAAAAGAGCCACAGGATGAAAACATTCTCACATTTACAAGAGGGAGTCAACGACCCCAACATATTTAAAGCATTCTTCCTTGCAGGCGGGCCAGGCAGTGGTAAGTCCTACGTTGTTAGGAAAACCACTGGTGGTCTTGGAATGAGAGTAGTGAACTCAGATGATGCATTTGAGAAAAAACTAAAAGATGCTGGACACTCACTTGATACCAGAGCGATGGACACTCAAGTCAGAGATAAGATTAGAGATCGTGCAAAAGAAATAACAAAAGCAAAACAGACAAACTACATAGAGGGTAGACTTGGACTCATCATAGATGGTACAGGTAAAGACTTTGAAAAAATCACAAGACAAGCAAGAAACTTAGAGGCTATAGGTTACGACACTCACATGATATTTGTAAACACATCACTTGATGTTGCACTACAGAGAAATGCAGAAAGAGCAAGAAAACTTGCAGAACCATTGGTTGTTAAATCTTGGAATGATGTTCAGAAAAACATAGGTAAGTTCAATAACTTCTTCAAAGGTAACTTCATAATCATTGATAATAATAATGCAACAGAGGATATTTTGACTGATGTGTTTAAAAGAGTTAGATCACTTGCAAACAAGAAAATACAAAACAAAAGAGCACAACAGTGGATTAACAACGAACTCCAGATGAGAAACATCACCAAGTTCAAAAGAAGAGTTGTCTAATCTGCATAAGGACTATGCATTTAGTTTAGAGGTAAACTAGTATAAATAGTTTCGTGTTCAGTCAAGAATACATTTTCAAAAAATAAGGATAAGAAGAATGTCAGTTGCAAGTGCAGTTTATGATAGCACCTGTGTGGTGTGCGACTATGTTAACAATGTAATAAGAAGAATGTGGTTAGGGATGCAGAGATCCAGACAATTATCTGCAAACTACAAGATATACGAAGAGATAATAAGATTTGATAAAGATGCTGGATATCATCTTGCAAATATGAACGACAGGACGAACAAACATTATGAAATAGAGATGTCTAAGACAAAACGAATCAGTTGGGCATGGGACAGAAAATTTGATCTAGACGACTAAGAATATCTACGAATTTCACCAATAAAAACAAACACTTAAAGAAAGGGGTTGACAGACCCCTTTTTTTGTTGTATATTATAATTGAAGTTAACAAAGAGAGAGAAAAAAATATGACAAAAGAAACAGTTTTTATTGATGCAATCGAAGGTGCGAAAGTCGCCGTTTTTATCGGTGCTGGTAACCAAGTTGGTGCCGCTACTACTCCTAAGATGCTTGCATATATCCTAGATACTCACAAAATCTTTGGTGAGGTTATGTTTTGTAGCACTATGGATTTTGCAGATGAAGTTGGTTTCGCAACTCATGATGGTGCGAAAAAGATTTGGGATGATGCTGTTGCAATGAGAGGTTAATAATGTTTACAGAAGGAATTGCAGATACAATTAATAATAAAGTTAGTATAGTTGATATTATTAAAGAAGGCCGACATGAATTGTCTATTAGTGCATTAGGGGGTTTGCGTAATGAACTTGATAATTCTCATTCAAACATTGGAGAGTATTTATCTGGAGATACCCATCATAGATATCTTTTAAGAATACCAAATTTTGGTAGAAGAAGTTTAAAACAAACAATAAAATTTTGTAAAGATAAATTTAATGTGGATATTTGCAAAGAATATAATGGATAAAAAAACACTTGACATTATTTGTCATTGTGATATTATAATAGTGTAAGTGATTCGTTTTTAATAAAAAAGAGAGGTTGATTATGTTTGATATATTAAAAGAAAGAGTTCTTAAAGATTTAAATGAGTTGTTGAAACTAGGTGTAAACACTAAGTCTGCAATCGTAAAAGTCGAGGATGGGTTCTTTGACGAAGACCTACTTGATTGGTCAGATGACACAAGTTGTATATCAACGAGAGATGCAACAGATATAATATTAACAATGACGAGGCTCTAATGGATTTAGAAATAATAAAAGAGATGAAAGAAGAGTTAGAACTTGCACTCATAAATTTAAATGAGGGTGCAAGTGATGAGAAATACTCTGGCTTACTTGGTGTTGCGAGTGTAATTGGTAGATTAACTGCGATGGAAAAAATTCACTTGACACGAATCGAATCATGTGATATATTATAATTGAAGTTAAAAGAGAGGTTATTATGAAAAATACTAAAGATATTAAAAAAGAGTATGATGCTTGGTTGAAAAGATTACGAGTAGAACAGTTGAAGAAGTTTTACAGAACATTTCAAGCGATACTTGCTGGTCAGTGCAATGATGATATAGATGTTGTACGAGGTAAGATATTTAAGTTGTGTGAAGTAATGGGTGAAGATGTTTATGATACTATGGAACAGATTCACGATGAATTATATGGAATTGAATAAGAGAGAGGTATATTATGACTAAATTATCAAAAATAAATGACCAACTTATGGGTCTAACATTGTCTGAACTTACACAAGTTCAGAACATGATACATGAAATTAAATCTATGAAAGCAAAAGCTGCTTTGAGTGTTGGTGCAAATGTTTTCGTTGTTCAGAAAACAAAGAAAACGCCTGGTGTAATTGAGAAAATTAATCAGAAAAAAGCACTTGTTAGAATGAGAGGTACAGTATATACTGTTCCATTCACAATGTTGGAGGCTGCGTAATGAAAATATCAGAAGCAATTGCAATTATTTTAGAAAACCCCTTGACATCTTTGATAGATTTTGTTACACTATCTATGTTGTTTACTTGTTTCTATTTTGCGTTAATTATATTTTAAGGAGAGAGAGATGAATGAGAAGTTGTTAGATAATTATGATAAGATGGTAGTAAAAGAGAAAGTCGCAGTGATACATTGTGCATTTGGTGATACACCTCACACAGTTGCATTTGTTCACGTTGACAAAGGACTATTAGAAACAGAAAAGTGTGATAAAGCATTCATGTTGACTAACTCAATAGAAAATGCATGGTGGAAAAATGATAATGTTACACCTATGTTTGATGGAGATGGTTGTCGGTCAACGAGTGTGGGTGACCAAATATTAGTTGGTAATACAAAGTATGAGTGTGCCCCTTATGGTTGGAATATTGTTTGATAAAAGTATACGATAATTTTTTACCAGACTACTTTGCAGATGATATAGAAAATCTGCATACGAGTGACTACTTTGGTTGGTATCTCAATCCATCTACTATTGAACTTCCAGAAAAAGATGGTTGGAAAAAGTTTGATGATAATGGTACGATATCTTGGGAGTCAAATGGTATTAAACAATCGTTCTTGGACAAGAGGACAGTAAACTCACCACAGCTTACTCATGTATTCTATGTTCAAGAGAGTGGTTCAATATCTGACCACACAAGTAAAGTAGAAAACGTATTGAAGTATATTGATACAAATACTAAAGAGTTGTACGTTGATAGGATAAAATCTAACTTGAATGTAAACTTGACAGATTACAAAGAAGAAAACTATCAACCACCACACAAGGACTCACCACTTGAGATATTTCAGAGTTTGTTATATTATGTAAATGACTCAGATGGTGATACTTACTTCTTTGATGAAGACTTGAATATAGTAGATACAGTAAGTCCAAAGAAGAATAGAGCGATAGTGTTTCCATCTAACATGGTACACGCTGGATCTAACCCCATCAAGAATGGTGTAAGAATGGTAATTAATTTTGTTTTTAGTGAAAAGAAAATCAAATTGGTAAGAGAAGAGGATATAAAATGATTACAGAATATATTGCAAAACCGAACCTAAATAACAACATAGGTTTAAAGACTTTCATAGCGGAGTCTGATGCGATTAAGTATCTTGAAGAGTATACAGGATATGAGATGTCTTTTGAGAAGAACAAGAAGACAGGCGAAAAGTATTCAGATTGGTACTTGATTGACAAGTTAGTAAAGGTAGAAAAGTAGTATGAAAACATGGGTGTTAATCACCACTATTTTACTTTCAACACCAGAGAAAGATTATTCTGGTGTTGTCATACATGAGTTTGATAACGAGATTGCTTGTGATATTGAACTCAATAAACAAACAAATGTGAACGTAATGTTCAGTAATATATTTGAAGTCAAGATAGACTCAAAGTGTGAGGAGAAAAAGTAATGAAATTATATTTAATTCTTTTAGTAGCGTGTTTCATGGGTGGTATGGTATTATCTGCAAAAGCAGAGGAGAAAGAACCACTTGTTATTGAGATGTTAAACAAACGTGGTAAAGACAAAATGTTGTATGGTCAAGATGTGGCCAGAGTTGAAGTCGGACAAACTATAACATGGACACCAAAATCTAAAGGTCATAACGTGCAGTTTGTATCTGTTCCAGAGGGTGTAGAAAAAGTAAAGAGTAAGTTGAGTAAAGAGTTTTCGTATACCTTTGAACAAGAAGGAGTATATCTATATGTCTGTACACCCCATGCAAGTATGGGTATGATTGGTATGGTTGTAGTTGGTGAGTCTGACGTAAACCTAGATGAAGTGTTGGACTATAAGTTCAGAGGTAAATCAAAGAAGAAATTTAAGAAGATTGTAAAATCACTAGAGGGTTAAATGTATAAAGTAACAGCATATTTCAAAACACATAAAGTCACACAAAAGTTCTACGACTTGTATGATGCTATAGATTGGAGAGATTCTGCTGATGCACATTACCCTAAGAGAGTAAAATTTGAAGAAGGAATATTTTCGATGAGAGAATCAATTTATAATATGTGGAACGCACTAATGAACGCAGACCACAACCCACTTAGACATATTCCTAGTCTACAAGCAAGACATATGATATTACAGATACTTGCATGGACATGGGCGAGTAGTTTTGCTCTTGCATATGGTAGTATGTGGATATGGGGATTTTCAGTAGTTGCACACTTGTGTATAATCGCAGCCGTTGTTATCACAGTTGCAACATTCGAAACTGCAAGAAGAAAACCACAAGCATTTGATGGGTACAATGGTAGAAGTAATGGTGGAGAACACGAATAATGTTTACGATTTACACAAAACCAAATTGTAATTATTGTGTGAAAGCGAAAGATTTGCTTAATCTCAAGGGTGAACCTTTTCTTGAGATTAACATATCAGAGAATATAGATGCAAGAGACAGATTGAAGAATAAAGGTTTCAAAACTGTTCCACAGATATTTTATCCAGATGGTGAATACTATGGAAACTATCATGACTTGGAGAAAAAATATGTATGAATACAAATGTAAGATGGTTAAAGTCGTTGATGGGGATACTGTAGATGTGGATATTGATCTAGGGTTTGGAGTGTGGATGCGAGATCAACGTATACGACTCTATGGAATAGACACACCAGAATCTAGAACATCAGATGACCAAGAGAAGGCGTATGGTCTGGCTGCAAAAGATTTCGTGGTCAAGTGGACAAATGCTGGTGACCTAACCCTCAAAACATTTAAAGATGACAGGGGTAAGTTTGGTAGAATACTAGGTGAAATTTGGTATGGTGGTGAACATAATGTTAATCAGTTATTGATTGACAATCATCACGCAGTTCGATATCATGGACAATCAAAAGATGATATTGCAGAAGAACATTTGAAAAATAGGGAGTTAGTCAAACTATGACAGAACAAATAAAATCACACCCAAAGTCGTTTGAAGTCACAAAGTGGTTTGGGCCACAAACTGCGAATGTTATATTACCAGATGATGCTTTAGATGCATTGATAAAAATGACAGATAGCATCATAGAAGATAAAAATGCAAAGTCACATGGTGATAGTCTTGCTGGAGTCATTGATAGTGAGTTACGAGTTTACAAATCTGATATGGACGAGGCAGGAGTAGACCAACTACTTGAGTCTTGTGTAAAAAGTTACGTTATACATTGCACAAAGGCACACGGATTTTTTAAAGAAACATTCAACTTTGAAACATTCATCAACTCTGCATGGATAGTTTCTCAGTATGAAAATGAATATAATCCACTACACAATCACACAGGTTGTGAACTGAGTGGGGTTATATACTTGAAGACACCTAATGTAAAAGGTCGTAGAAACATTGAAGCGAAGAAGGGTAAGAAAGAGGGTGATGGTGATATAAACTTTGTTTACAACGCTGCCTCACAAAGAAACCAAGACGTATTCGAAAAAGGTCTTGTGCAGATAACACCCACGCCTGGTTTGATGTTAATGTTCCCATCATA